CGTTTGTTCCGAGTGAGGATCATCTATTATAATTAAATCTCCACCACGACCCGCTAAGTTAGAGCCAACTCCCACAGCATAATACATACCACCCTTATTCGTATCCCATCGTCCTGACGCTTTACTGTCCACAGCCAAACTAACATCGGGGAAAACCGTTTTGTACTCGTCCGTCTCAATAAGGTTCTTAACCTTCCTACCAAAGTTAACAGCTAACTCTGTCGTGTGCGTTGCTTGAATAATCTTCATGCTCGGATTACGGCCCATCATCCACGCCGGGAACAAAAAGGATGCGAACTCAGATTTCGTGTGTCGCGGTGCCATATTAATTATTAATCTTTTTAATTCTCCGTTGGCAACACGTTCTAATTTTTCTGCAATTATTTCGTGGTGCCTCCCTTGAATAAAACTTGGCCAAATGTTTTTTACAAAACTTAAAAATATTTTTTGGCTCTCTTCCGTCTTCTCTAACTGAGCTAGTCTTAGTTCAAGTTTGAGCATCCTCTCGTTCTCTGTTCTACCATCCATATAGGGGTCCCTTACACTTAATTTGTATGCGATTTATGGGTTATTATAATATAGTTAATCGTTATATGAAAGTATATATAATTGTTTGAGAAAAACTTAGCCCATGCCCCCGCAGGCAAACGGCTACGCCTGTGTGCTCTAAGTCATTGTTTTTGTTACGTTTTTTAGCTTTTAGCCTCTATTGCTTAGGGACCCTAAACCATTCTAAAACGTCCATTAATAACGGCCAGCCGGGCCAGTTTATGCATTAATAAATAAGATTCCTGCAGGAGCTGGGCCGCGTGAATAGATCCAGCTGGCGTTTATTAATTGCGAATCACACCAGCCGCGGCGCGTGGATCCGGACCAGCCGCGGCGCGTGAATAGATCCAGCCCCGGCAATCCAGCCCCGGCAATCCAGCCCCGGCAATCCAGCCCCGGCAATCCAGCCCAGTTAGCCGCGGCTAAGATTGTTTTCCCAGTGTGAAAGAAAGTTATCCGCGGCTAAGTTAGTTTGTGCAGCATCAAAGAAAGTTAGCACGGGCTAAGATTGTTTTCCCAGGAGAAAAGAAAGTTAGTACGGGCTAACTATTACCAGCCCCATTAACAACGCCCAGCGGCTCGTAGGTTTTAGCTATAGGCCCAGCGTCCGCGGCGCGCTTGTTTAACTATTTAATACATAGTTGGAAGCGGCTGGTATTAACCAGCCCTGAAGGCGTAAAAAAAGGCCCAGTAAATGGGCCTTTATTAATGAATATTAACGCCGCTTTTTTAAGAAGCGTTTAAATATAATGTAAAGAATTAGATTCATTTAACTGGATTCCTTGCCAATATCACCAGCTATATGGTGCCGCAACACTTGGCCCCAAGGTAAAGACTTAGTAAAACGCTTTAATAATTGCGAATCAGTTTCAAGCTGGGCCGCGTTGCTAGTGGCCTTCCAATGAATAGCAACGTGGCCGCCCGTTGCATAACAGCCGCCGTTAATATCTTTATTGCTGGCCTTCTTTTTAAACGTGCCATGATCAGTGAATCCAATAATATAATCTCTATCAAGCCGCGCGCATAGCGGCCGCCCAGCCCCGCACGATCTACAATTAAGTTTTTTATCCGCTTCCGCTGGACACTTTACAATTTTAACGCCTTCTATAACTTGCGTTTTTTTTCCTTCCCAAAAATCTACATTTACATTTATTACAGTTGGAAGAATCTTAAATGCGTTTAACGCCGCCTTTATAGAATCCGCGCTATAATTAATTACAGTACGGCCCAGTTTTAAAAGGTGCGCATAGTTTAAAAAGTTAAAATGAGAATAAGTAAAAGACACGCCGCCAGCTGGGACCGCGTCCAATAAAGTATTTAAATATTCATTATCAACGCCAGCCGCGCCGCAACCGCTAGGGTTTAAATTACATGAAGCGGGACACGTCCCAAAATTATTTCCAGCACCCGCTCTATATGTAATTGAGCAAAACGTTGTTTTCATAGCCGTTGAATTAATAACAGTTTTTAACATTATAAGACTCCTTGTTTAATAAGCTGGTTTAATTCGTTTAAATCTTGCGTGCATTCCGCACACATTAAGTATTTTTCATGGCGCTCTTTATCTTCATTATTATAATAGCATTCGTCGCAACCATTATTTTTTCCATAGGCCAGCGCCTTATATTTTGCAACGCCGCCGTTAACTTTAACCGCTTTAATGAGTGATATAGACATTTTTTAAACTCCTATTTGTTAAATGTTTAATATGAGATTTATTGCATACTTGTATATTAAATGTAAAGCGCAATAAAAAAGGCCCATAAACTGGGCCTTTAAGATCTTTATTATATTACTAGTTTATTGATCTAGTTTTTTTAATTCTCTATCAAAATACCGCGCGCAACTAATCCAGCTTGCCGCATTGATTCCGCTATCGTCTAAAATCTTTTTAGTATTTTTTGGATCTCCTTCATTTTCATTTAATAAAGCCTCTATATATTTATTTAAGGCTTCTATTATAAATATATGTGATAGCGCGCCAGCTGGTGAAGCGTTTAGATGTTTATTAAAAAAATCATGTGTAGTTTTATATTCCATTTTTAAAATTCCTCTTTAATATAATTTATAACAAGTCTATCGTTTAAATTATCATCTAAAAAAGCGGTTATCCCGTCCATATCCATTTTATTAGATTTCTCCATACAATCTAATAATAAAAAATACATTAAATCACGCCCTTCTAATGTCTCTACATACTCCAATAATTCCTTCTTTTCTAAATCATCCATTTTTTTAATTACTCCTATAAATTAAAGTTATCCTATAATCTTATATATATATCTTTAAAAAAGTAAAGGCCCGCATATTAGCGGGCCTTTTATATAAGTTTATTAGATCTAATTTATGCGGCGTATGCAACGCGGTTCCAATCTGTTTTACGCATGTTTAAAACTTGGCCGCCTAGACGTTGCCAAAAGTCTACATCGTCAGCTTGCGCGGTATTGCCTACCCTAGTAACCGCGTTTACAAAAGTTGCGCGGTTTAACGGCTGGCCGTTATTTTCATATCCAGCTTGGCCAATAGTATTTAATAAACCTTCCAATACGTTGCTAGTCTCTTTTTTAGATAAAGCTAAAACTTTACCTAAATTTTCAACGGCTTCAGTTTTTGGAATCTCTACTGTATCCTCAGCGGCTAATTTCATTTTCTCTATAGATTCATCAAAAGATTCTCTTGAAGAATATGAACTGACAATGTCCCGCAACTGTAATTTTAAACTATGGTTGTCAGCTTGTTTAGTCTCCGCGGTCAAAATATTCCACGTATCACCTTCACGCGCTGAAGTTATATGCGCTTTTCTAGTGGCCTTTTCAGTTTGCATTCCATTAAGACAGGCCAGCGTCCACGCTAAATTATGAACGTTAATACTACCAGCTCCAGTTTCGCTATTACTTATGCCAATACCATGCGCCATTAAATCATTTAGATTTGCACCAGTTCCAGTTATTACTTCAGATTTTAATCTGATATACATTTTCTTTTCAGTAATATCAGAATTAACTATTTTCCAACACGCATCAGATTCCATAAGCTGAGGCAACGCCGCTTCCAATAAATCAGAATTATCGAAAGTTTTAAAACGATCAGATAAAAACGCTCTAGCCGTTCCATAATTGCCAGCATCGTCATATGACCTAACCATACGTTTACTATTTTCTTTTTGAAATATTGCATTAGTTAAAGAATCATATTCAGCTGGGTAATCTGATTGCAACCTTCTAGCCGTTCTAGTGTCTAAACCATTTTTTTGCGCTATTTGATCAAAACATAAATTATTAATCTTTAAAAACTTAGTGGGAACGCCGCCAGCTCCTTGCATTACTAGTTCACTTTCATTAGGACCATTAGCCCAAACATTAGTTCTAAATTCTAGTTCACTAGTAGGGGCTATAAAATCTTGCTTCCTAGCGCTATCCGCTTGGATCTTTGTTAATAGCTGGGACAACGTTTGATTTTCGTTTTCTATATTATGCATTATTTTCTCCTATTAATATGCAAAAAGGCGGCCCTTAATTGGGCCACCCTAATGTTATGCGCTTTTATGGGATAGATGTCAAACTGGTAATTTATAGCGGGTTAATACCATTGCCAGCCTCATAGCCTCTAACAATGTATTTCTCAGTTTTATTCTTTTCATGTAAAGCGTCCATAGGATATATAGCAACGTCCCCAAGATCACCTTGCGCAACTAGTTCATCTATAAATTTTTTCATGGATTCTTTAGATTTAAAGTCCATTGCTAAACGATATATTGTCATTTTCTTTACTCCTTCTTTTTTGTTAACTTCTTTTGCTATTTGCTTTAATGATACATCAGCTACGGCTCTAGCCTTTTGTTGCTCTTTAACAATACTTGTCAAAGCTTCACTAGGCATTGAACGATCAGAAGCAATAAAAGCCATTCTCATTGGAATAACTTCATTATCATTACAAATGGTGCAACACTTACCATCAGTAAGCGGGAAAGCATTATGCCCTCCCTCCCATCCATTGGATTGAACCTCGATTGGTTTTTTACAAATAGAACAGTTCATTGGTTAACCTCCTTTAAAGTATTGTCATTTTCTAGAAAACGCCAATGGTTCCTCTTTGATTTTTCTAATTCAAAAATAGCTTTTACACAATCAGGGCAAGGCGTTTTATATTCAGGTTTAATTAAATCTGCATAATTATTACCCAGCATAGGTTTTCCGCAAAACGTCCCTGATCTGTCAGGGTATGGATATTGCCAATGTTGCTGGCCCAGCTTCTTAGTCCACTCGCTATATTTGGTATTGGCATAATGTTTTAATGCCGCATTGTTTTGTTTAATTGTCTGCATTTATATCTCCTATTTTTAAAATGCGAAAAGGCGGGATTAATTCCCGCCCTTATGTTATGCGCATAAAATCGCATAGATGTCAAACTATCTTCTTTTACGCCTCCTTCCTTTAAAAGGTTTATCTTTTAAATACTTCTCAAAATTCTCGCCGTAAAATAATCTTCCAAAGAGCCACATTAAAAACATTACGCCACCTTCCTATTCTCAGCTCTAGCCGTTACATTTATAACAATTACAGTTTGGTCTAGATCATTATCTAATATTACTCTTTTATAATTAAAGGCTATAAGATCATTTATCTGGGCCTTCTTTTTTATGCCAGAAATAGATAATCGTCTATCGCCTCGATTTACAGTTTTATAAAAAGAGATTGTGCCAATACTATCATCTTCATAATATGCCAGCAGTTTATGTTTTTCACCTTTTGCCATTGCTTCAAAATCAATTCCAAATAATTTAGCAAAACGTCTAACGCTAGTGTTTGCATCTATTATAGATTTGTTAATCATTGTGCTGGTTAAGCGGAGCTGGCCAAAGTCTGGGTTTAACGTTTTTAAGACTTGTTCTTCTTTATTCATCGTAGCCTCCTTCTTTTTTTTCTTTTATTAAATCTTTACCTAATTCAACAAGTTCCTCTAGCTCTGAATAACTAAAAACATCTCTCATTAAATATTTAGTGTTCCATAATACATTGGAACTATATTTACTCTGGTCGGAATAAATTAAATTACTCATTTGTAATTTCTCCCTTTTGTTTGCTTTTGTATGTCTGCTTTCATTATTTCTTTAGTCTCATTATCACTATTTAAAAAGTCAGCTATAACTTCCCAATAATCCTGAAAAGTTTCTTCAAAGTACCATTTTACTTGCTCTTTATTTACTTCAGGTTTTTTTGGAAATAACTCCTTTTCAAGTTCTTCCATTTTATCAGTTTGATTATGCAAAACTCCTTTTGCAGAATTGCTGACAAGTGGTTTTAAATCATAT